CGAGTCAGGCAGATCGATGCGATGGTCACGCTGATATTCTGACGTGGTTTTTCCGTCAAACTTGCCGTTTACAACAGTTTTATACGCCGCACCGTCGACAGAAAGGTCGATGGCATATTCCGTGACAGTGCCGACCATGTCGCCGTTGTCTTTGTACTGGTACTGAATCGGCAGGCTCAGCTTGATCCGGATAGCATCGAGCGTCAGGTTTGAGAATTGCCGGGTCCACGGCGTGGAGGCTTTAACCTCGATGCCCACCGAGGATTCGTTGTCAATTTCAGGCATGCCCTGCAGGTAAGTCTGGTCCTGTGTGCCTTTACGGTAGTCCCACTTCACGCCGGTGAAATTATAGGTGCCGTCATCGTTCGCCAGCGGGGTATTGTTAAGGAAGATTTGCTGCGCGATAAGGTCGCCCTGAATCTCGCCCTCGGAAAGCGCCAGAACCATCTTAAGTTTCGCTTCGGACAACAGATCATCGGCCTGTTCGACCGGCGTATGAGCACTCCCGCCGCCGCCTTTAGCACCCTGAATAATGGTTTCACCGTTAAGAAGTCGCATATTTCACCCATAAAAAAACCCGCCGGAGCGGGTTAATTGAAAATTGTATTACGGTTACTGCTGATCGCTGGAGAAAATCCCCGCGCTGATGATTGCGCCGCCGATTTCACGCTGGCCGTAAAGCAGCGGCACGGGGTATCCCATTGCCACCGTGTTGACCGGTGCGCCGAAGGCGTAGTTGGCTTTATTGTCGGAGTCAGACGATGCCCCCACGTTAAAACTGGGCTGTGGCGTGAGCATCTGCACCACGCCGCCGATGGTCATACTAAGACCAATACCTACCAGCGCGGTGGTGGTTGCCGCCGCCGTGGCCGCACTGACCCCGGCAAACGCCGCGAATGAAGCGCCAGCGGTAAAGAAGGCCGCCACTAAAGCAACAGCGCCAATCACGATCTGCAACATGCCTGCCTGTTTCGCTCCTTCAATCACCGGCACCATGGTGTACTCGGTCGCCGCCGCGGACATGTCGAACTCCTCAAGCGAGATGTTGTTTTTGCCGCTGTAGAAAGCGAACTTCACCCCGTTGAGATGGGCGTTTGAAACGTACTTTTTAAAGCCCTTCACCTGGGAGCACATCGCGCGCAAAAACTCGTTGATGTCCGCCACGTGGAAACGGTGAACCCTGCCGAATTTCTTTCCGATTGCGCCTTTCAGCGTCATGGTTTTAAGCATCAACTAACTCCTTGCGCCGGACGACGCGAACCGTCCGATCCCGATAATATTTGCCGTATGGCACGCGGGCAGAAAGGTTGCCAAACATGTGGTGAACCATGATGTTTTCGCCAAGATAAATCGCCGCGTGATTGGTCACCGGCGCCTGAACGCGCATCATGATCATATCGCCAGGCTGCATGCTGCTGGCATCAATCTCAACGAACCCTTCAGCCTGCCAGTTATCGTCATAGAGATTTTCTTTCCCGTCGACCCACCACTCACGGTCAACCGAGTAATCTTTTACGGCAATGCCGTGCTCTATCCGGTAGTAGTCCATGATGAGCGACCAGCAATCAGCATGGCCAAGCACCCAGCGACGGCCAGCAAGCTCACGATCGCCGCGCGGTGACAGCGTACAAAAATCACCGTCCGGCCACGACATGATCCCCCACTCCACACCGGAGTGGTCACACTGGATGCGGTCCATTTCTGACGGTACCAGCTGCACCACGTCGGGGTGGGAGTGGATCACCATAATTACCTCACCAAGCTCGGTCGCCGCCAGATAATCATCCGGCGACAGCATGAAAGTTTCAGCCGCGTTTTCGGCGATGTTACGACAGGGAATAAAGCGCTGACCGGTACCGGTTTCGACGATCAGCCCGCAGGCCTCGTTCGGATACTCGGCGGCCACGTGCACCCGGATGTCGCTGATAAGTTTTTCACGCATAGTTATTTCCCCTGCAGATTGGCCGCCGGGAAGCCGCCGAAGGGTAGCGGGTTTTCGGTACCTAAACGCAACTTGCAATCCGACAGCCGGCCGCCGCACACATCCAGCGCGGGATTGCTCGTCGGCGTGCCGTCTTTCAGAAAGTAGTTAGTGCCGTTGTAATCGCAGCCGGTCCCCGTTCGATACCATCCACGCATGCACCAGGTGCACACCGGGGTTATCTGGCGGGTCGGCAACTGCAGGCTTTGAACGTCGAACGGCGAACACAGCTCGAAGTCTACCTGGATGCGCGTCTCGGCTTTTTTGGCGTTGATATAGTAAAGCTGTACGCGTTCATCAATCGGGCTGGCAGTCGGGTTGCCCGCCGTCCAGTTCGCAGCATCAAGATATTTGGCCAGCGTGGTGTGAACTTTGACTTTCGCTTTCACCATATCATCGTACTGCAGACACAGCGCCGTAACATAGTTGCCCACGTTACCCACCGAAAGCGTTGGCGTTGGCTGCGACCCTGTGCTGGATAGCTCCAGACCGGTTAACTCATAGGGGTGCGGATCGTATTCATTACCCTGCCAGATAATTGAAGGCAGGTTTTCAGCAGCAAATGACTTCCAGCCGTTGGCATCGATGTTATGCGCGTGAAATCTGAGGATGGTATCAAACCCAAATTCCGTACCGTCTATTTCAATAAGCTGAACCAGTTGACCCGGCTCCAGCGCCTGAACATCCTGATTAAAACTCATATTTACTCCGGGCAATAAAAAACCCGCATAAAGCGGGCTTAGTTTTTTTATCAGTGTTTTACTTTTAAATGTATCGATTAAAGGCAGCTATTAGTAATTTTAATCCATCTATCTTTCGATACTAGTTGATATAATTTAACTGTAGTTTTATTTATCCCAGATGATGTCACATCAGCTATGAAATAATTACCATTCACATAGACTGTTTTTCCATCTGGAAATGGCTGAATAAATGCACCATAGGGAACACCGAAAATATCTTTTTCATTTTGCCATTTAACAAGAATGCATTGCGAAACTTCGTCAACGCTATTTCTTGATATAAATGTCAACTCCTCACCATTACCTCGTGTATCATTTAGTGATTGACAACCGACTAACGCAAAAATGGCAAACAATAATATTTTAGCCTTCATTTCCCTATCCCCATCCGTTACAAATGGCATTATCCTAACACCGAGCGAGCGCAAGGTAATACAAAATGGTTATGGTGCAAACGCCTGCTCGAAAGTAAAACTCAGCGTCGCCTTGTCTCCCGCGGGAAAACTGACCGACACTGAATCAGACTTTACCCGCCAGAGGAGCCGTTCTCCCCAAGGAGTCGTCCACCAGAAGGATGAAATCACGTGGCTCAGGAGAAATTGACGGATCGCCGACGCCTCCGTTTTTTTACCCGTCCAGCTCAGATTCCACGTTTCAGCTTTGGCATTGATGCCGCTGGCGGCAACCTGCTTGTAACCGTCGCCGAACTGCGCTTGTAGCGTTCTGACCGTGTCGGTACCCTGGGCGCTTTTCTGCGTTCGCCAGATAAAGGTTTCTGTAGGCATCACTTCTCCCAAAATTACAGAATGCGTCATGCGGAATTATTTTTTATACAGCAGGCCGCCGGGAGCCATTTCCTTCCTGAGCCTGTCCGATATTGTCTGCTGAACAATGCCCTGCAGTTGTTTGGCCGTGTTTGCCGTATCGCTGCTGCTGACGTCATTCGATGAAGACTGCTCGCCGATGGTTACCGGGGCGTAAACGCTGATGTCGGTCGCGCCGAACCTGCCCGCCGCCCCGCGGGATCCCACATACCCACCCGTGGCGTAGCCCTTCATCAGGCGATAAAGATTAGCCACGCCCAGACGGCTGGTCGCCTCCTTTGTGAAAACGAACTCCCCGCCGTGAACGATGCCTTTGGGCTCATACTTACCGCCGTGCCCGGTGTAGCCGCCCACGTCAAACTCGCGGATATAGCCGCCGTTATAAGCCAGCTGCAAATTACTGTAGGCCCCTGATGAGAACGATGTGTTTGACGAAGAGGAGGAGGCGCTGCCGCTTATCCAACCCAACGCAGACTGGACGGTATAGGCGACGATTAGCCGGTTAATTATCTGAGCGATCATTTTTAAAATCGACGTTGAGAAATCCCGAAAGCTGGCTTTACCGGTGGTCGTCAGGCTTGTCAGGCTGTCAGCAAGGCCGTTGAATCCCGCCTGCGTCACCTGTTGCACCGAAGTGAATACATCGGTTGCAGATTCGGCGTATTCGGCCCAGCCCTGCTTCGCGCCCGCCACCCAGTTCGACCGCAGCGCGTCCTCTGCCGCATACGTTGCCTGCTGCTCCTGCAATACCCGTTTCTGAGCGTCCGGATTGAATGCATAGGTTTCCTGCAGACGCTGCAGCGTCGCGGCTCTTTCCGCCTGTTTTGATGAAACGCCATCCGCCTGAGAATCCAGCGCCGCGCGTTTTGCCGACTGCTGCAGAGCAAACTTATCGGCCTGATCGGAGAGCGCATTCAGGCGCTGCTGGGCCGCGACTTTATCCCCTATCGCCGCCAGCTGCCGTTTGTACTCCAGCGTTTCTTCTTTATGCGCCAGCAGTGACTTTTCCTGCGCGGACAGCTGGCGGGTGCTGGCCGCCTGCTCCAGCACCGTATACTGATTCTCCGTCTGCCACAGATCTTTGCGCTGCTGGCTGATAACGTCGTTCACGCTGGTGTGCTGCTGCAGGACTTTGAGCTGGGCCTGCAGGGTCATCAGCTCACCCTGCGCATTATCCGTCGCCTTGTCCCCCGCCGAGGTGGTGATCGCTTTCGCTTTGGGCGTTTTCGGATCTTTATATTTCTCTTCAATACCCTTTTTAATCTGGGCAATTTCATCGTCGCTCAGCGCCTGATTAAGCCGGCGGCGTTCGGCGATGTACTGATTAAGACGCTGGTACTCCTGCGTTCTTTGCTCTTCCTTGCTCTGACCCGCGTCTGAAATCGACTGGAAGTGCTGCTGATTCTGAAGCGAGCTGCGCTCAAGGTTTGACTGCTTCTGTTTTTCGTCGGTTTTTCGCTGCTCGGCGTGAAGCTGCTCGGTCAGGGAGGAGACCATCTGACGTGCCTGATCGCGGGCGGTTTCCAGCCCAAACCGCTGCTGCCCCTGCGCGGCGGTGTTTCTCAGCCCTTTGTCCAACTCATACAGCCTGTCCGTGGCATCCGCGAGCTGTTTCTGAAGCGAGTCCGCCCGGCCTATATCCAGCAGGCGGTTCCACATGGATTTGAAAGAGTCGCCGACGTAGTCCGCCGCGGTTTCCAGCGCGCCCATGTTCTCTTTAATGTTGCCGGCCATGTCCTTGAAGCCGGCGGCGGCTGCTGTGTTGGCGTAGTTAAGCGCCTCGGTGTTTTTGCCTGAGTCCTGCAGGCTTTTCACGTAGTCCAGCTGCTGGGCGGTAACGTGACCATATTGCTCGGCCATCGCCCGCAGCCCGCTTTGCGGATCTGAGGTAATGCGGCCAAACGCCGCCGCCAAATCTTCTACTTTGGTGCCGGTGGCATCAGACAGGGTAGAAATGGAGGTGGCCACGCCCAGGAAGTTTTCCCCGAGATTGGCCCCCGCTTTGACTAACGCATTGAGCGCCGCGGTACCGGCGGTAAAGGAGTCGCCGCCCTGCGCAATCGCCTCGGCCATTACCAGCAGGTTGTTGGCAGTCTGCCCCGAGCGGTCACCGGTCATCACCAGCGATTTGTTAAATTCGCTGAGCACCCCCTGACCCTTTACAAACGAATAGGCCACGGCCACCATGGCAACGGCCAGCGCCACAAAGCCCAGGGTCGCCGGCGTGAGCAGGCCACGCACCTTCCCCAGATTTTCGGCGTTCTCCGCCAGCGCATTGGCATTCTCAGATAACGAATCTTCAGACTTTTCAGCCGAATCACTGACGCCAAAGAGCGCGGCCTGGATCGCACGGAAGAGGTTCGATACGCCGCCGAAGGAATCTTTAACCTGCCCGCCCTGCTGGAGCATGATAAGGAAGGGGCTTTGCCCACCGGCGAGCTGGGTCGCGATATCGGTAAACTGTGCGGGGAGGTTGCGCAGGGCGTTGTTGTACTGCCCCACGGATATCCCCACCCGTTTTGCCACCAGCTCCTGGCGGGAGAAGGACTGCTGAACCTGTGCGGACGTCTCAACGGCGGCGGCGCTCAGCCCGGTAAACTGCTTACGCACGTAGCCGAGCTGTTCATTGAATTTCGCGGCGTCAACGTCAAGATTAACGACCAGATCACCCACTGGCTGGGCCATAGCGCACTCCTCCTGGCAGGCTTTCTGCGATCGCCATTAGTTGTTCATCATCAGGTTCGTGATTTTCTTCCACGACCTTGGGTTTAAGCAGGCTAAAATGACCCGCGGTCAGTTCTGTTTCCCCGCACACCAGCGATAAAATATGGAGGCTAAGCGAGGCAAAGTGGGCATCAAGTAACGCCTCTTCGAAGTAATGGGTCTGATAGAACTGATGCCACTCCTCGAGCTCGCTGGAGGACATGTTTGAAAGCATGGTGCGCCAGTTGGGTCGTCTCAACTCGCGCGCCAGCTGCATAACAAAGCCCTTTTCACGGGTTAGCGCTTTTCCGCCGTCTCCTCTTCAGCGACGGACTCTGAGGGCGCAGCTTCCGTGGTGACCTCGCCCTGCTCCGGGTTCAGCATGCCGGACAGGATTTTGACCTGCGTATCCGCTTTGCCGATGGCCTCGACCGGCCAGGTGCTCATGACCTGCTGCTGCAGATCGTGAATATCCGGCTTTGGTGACTCACTGTGCCAGAGCGACATGGCAATGATCATCGCGCCGGCGCGGATATTGAGCTCGACCAGCGCGGACGTCAGAGTCTGATCATCAGGCTCATCTTTCGGCAGGGCCTTTTCCTGCGCCGCCAGATAATGCAGCAACTCAACGCGCTGCAGCGCCGAGAGCTCATAGAGCGTGGTTTTCGCCCCGTTAAACTCAAACAGTTCAGACTTTAAAAACATGCTCGCTCCGTTAGGCCGCCGTGACGGTCAGGTTACAGATGGCCACTTTCTGACCCTCATTGGTCATGATGATGATTTGCGCCGTGCCCGCTTTGACGCCTTTTGCCGTCACGTTTTTACCGGAGACGGTGATGGTGGCAACGGTCAGATCAGATGACGCCGCGCTGAAAGAACCGTTAGTCGCGCCGTCAGGCAACACCGTGACGCCGATGACGCTGCTCTGCCCGACCACGACGCTCGCGGCGGACGGGGTGACGGTGACGCCCGAGACCGGAACCGCGGCAGCCTGATTGCTCTCCGCCAGCGCCGGCTTGCCGGTATTGGTGATTTTCACCGTGCGAGTGATCACCTCTTTTACCGGTACCGCTTTGCCCAGGCTGCTGATCCAGCCCCGGAAAACGTCCACGGCGGTGTTGGGGTAACGGATTTTGTACCCGCGCACCGCACCGTCGTAGAACCAGTTAACCAGATCCTGCTGGCCGCTTTCGCCCGGCTTCCAGGCCAGCGTAAAGGAGGTGTCACCCGACGATTTAGCGCCCTGCGCGGTGCCGTTCCAGTCGGCGTCGGCATCATCAAGATAGGTGTCATCGTAGGATTCCGCCGTCATTTCACCCGGCGTCAGCTCCTTGATTTTTGCCAGCCGCGTCCAGTCCTGATCCGATAACGGATTGGCATAGGGATCGCCGCTGCCGGTGTAAATCCAAAGCGTGGTGCCCGCACCTTTGGTCGGTTCGAGTTGTGTGGTCATAGATTCCTCACATTAAGTAAGTCAGGGTGTAACGCAGGTCAGCAGAGCCCCACGTCGACATTTCATCATCGCGCTGGTAGTCGTAGCCCTCCGGCGTGATGTTTTCGATAAGGTCTGAAAGTGCCGGGATGTCGCCTACCACCGGATAAATATGCTGCTCCATCCACCGGTCGAGCTCGGTGTCGGGGCTCACCGCCTTGAGAAAAACCTCGACGTGAAGCGTTGCCCGCCATTCGTCTTCATCGAGTGTTTCCCCGGTAGGTTCAGCGCCCGAAAGATAGACGGCGACGGCGGGCAGGTCTTCGGCGGTCAAAAAGCTCGGGCGACCGTCATACCAGGTCACGGAGGGGGCGGTCACCGAAAGCTTGAGCGCGTCCAGCACGGCGTTGCGGATTTTCGGGTGCTTAATCATCGTTTAACGATAAGCCTCAGTTGATTTTTCAGGGCCGCCGCCATCTCTTTGGGCATATCGCTTTGCATCAGGCGGTTTGTCTCCACCGTATAGGCGTTGGTTAGCGGCGTCGTCAGGGGGATTTTCACCACGTCAATCGGGTACCGGCTTTTCCCCGAGCGCTGGAGAACGTGCCAGCGTCCGTTGGCAAGCTGCTGAATAAAGGCGTCGCGGAAGGTGAAGCGCCCGATTTTCAGCACGCTGCCCTGCCCGCGCACGTTGCCCTTACGCCGGGAGATACGCATTTGCGCGGCCCCGAGCTTGATGGCGGGCAGGTTGCCCCGGTTGATTTTTAACGTGGCGA